TGGTGGTGCTATGAAAAAGAAAAGTTTCGCTATGGGTGGTGCTACTAACGAAAAAGAAAAAATGATGGGTGGTGGTGCTATGAAGAAAAAGAGCTTTGCAAATGGTGGCAAAGTAGTCAAAGGTCCTTATAGTTAATGACCACTTCTTCCTCTACTAATTTTGAGCTAGATGTAGCTGAATATATTGAAGAAGCCTTTGAGCGTTGTGGTTTAGAGGTTAGGACTGGCTATGACTTACAAACAGCCAAACGTTCGTTAAATATATTATTAGCTGATTGGGCAAATAGAGGATTAAATCAATGGACTATTGAACAACGTACACAATCATTAACATCAGGTACAGCGGAATATAGTTTAGGAACAGATGTAATCGATATACTCAACGCTGTAATACGCAGAGGAACTACAGATTTTACAATTAGTAGAATAAGTAGGGATCAATACATCAACATACCAGTAAAGTCTACAACTGGTAGACCTAGTCAGTATTTTTTAGATAGACAGATTACACCTAATTTAAAACTTTGGGCTACACCAGAGAATAGCACAGATACTTTTGTGTACGATGCTTTGACTAGGATACAAGACGCAGATACAGCGAAAAATACGATGGAAGTACCGTTTAGGTTTTACCCATGTTTGACTGCAGGACTTGCTTATTATTTAGCAATGAAAAAAGCACCTGAAAGATTACAAATATTAAAAGCTGTGTATGAAGAAGAGTTTGAGCGTGCTTCAGCAGAAGATAGAGATCGCTCTAATTTAACATTAACACCTAGTAGCACTTATTATGGATTTGTATGACTAGATACGCTATTGGAAGAAAATCAAAGTTTATATCAGATAGGTCTGGGTTTGCCTTTCCATACAGAGAGCGAGTTATGGAATGGAATGGTAATGTAGTTCATAGGTCTGAATATGAGGTAAAACACCCTCAGCTTACGCCACGCAAACCACCATTAGAACCACAAGCTCTTTACCAACCAAGACCACAACAAGAGGATGACAATAAACAATTTATAGTCATTACAAACACTGGACTTGGTATTTTAGGAACAACCTTAACCTCTTTTAGTGCAACTGCTAGTTTAGGAACAGTAACAGTGAGTACATCATGAGCTTTACATTGACAACATTAACTGCCTCCGTGCAAGAGTGGACACAAAACGATGAAAGTACTTTCGTAGCTGAAATACCATTTTTTATTAAAAATGCAGAAGAACGTATTTTTAAAACTGTTGATCTTGATTATTTTCGTAAAAACGTAACTGGGTCTGCTACATCTGGTAATAAATTTTTAGAAAAGCCTAGTGATTATATGGCTACTTTTTCTTTGTCATTAATAAACAGTGGTGCAAATGTTTTTCTACTACAAAAAGATGTTAACTTTTTACAAGAATATCATCCTGATCCCTCTGTGACAGGCACTCCCAAATACTATGCACAGTTTGATGTTAGCACTTTTATTTTAGCTCCAACACCAAATGCTGATTTTACAGCTGAACTACATTATTATTATAGACCAGCATCACTTACAACTGATAATAGTGGATCAACTTGGATTAGCACAAATGCCCCTGATGCTTTACTATATGGTACATTAGTAGAAGCATATACCTTTATGAAAGGGGAAAAAGATTTGTTAGATTTATATAACGGTAGATATTTAGAATCTATCGCACGTCTCAAAAATTATGCAGAAGGTAGAAATTATTCTGATTCATTTAGAGAAGGTTTGGTAAGACAAAGACAAACATGAAGAAAAGTAAAAGTGTAGCTATTGTCGGTTTAGGAAATAGCTTTAGTGAATTTATTCTTGCTAGAATTAGAAGCGAAAAATTTGACGAAATATGGGCAATTAATTCTATGTCAGGAGTAATATATCATGATAAATGTTTTATGATGGATCCACCTTCTAGGTTTTTAGATACTCCTAATGCTGGTAAACAAACAACAATAATGGCTGATAGATTAAAGTCAAAGCTAAATATACCCATATTTTCTTGCACTAAAGATGAAAGATGTCCCGATGTAGTTGAGTTCCCTTTGCAAGAAGTATTACAAAAAACAAAATATGCTTATTTGAACAACACCGTCGCTTATGCTTTTGCATATGCAATAGCTAATGATTTTAAAGAGTTACATTTATACGGTATTGACTTTACTCATAAACATATCAATTTTGCAGAGGCGGGAAGAGCTTGTTGTGAGTTTTGGTTAGCTATAGCAATATCAAAAGGTATTAAGGTAAATATAGCTCACAACTCAAGTTTATTAGATACAAATATCCCAGATGATCAAAAGCTGTATGGATATCATAGACTTGAAGATCCGATAGTTTCTACAACTACACAAGGTAGTATGTTAATTACAAGAAAATCAAAATTAGAACCTCCAGAACCTTTAGATGGGACACCAAATATTATTGGTAGAGAGGACATACTTGGCGTTACTTATGAGGAGGTTAATAAAAATGTTTAATATTAATGTGTCAGAATTAGGAAATGTTATTGTAAAAACCTCAGAAAAAGGTGGATTAAACAATGAACAAATAGCTGATTTAGCTGTTGATAAGATCGCTAGTATATCAGATGACGCTCCCTCACATTTAAAAGAACAAGCTAAATTGTTTAGAGAACAACTCAAAGGAATCATCCATCATTATATACTCTTGGCAAGAAAGGAAGAGCGTGCTAGTATTATTCAAGTCTTGCGATCAAGTGGTCACAAGGAAATGGCTGAATATATAAGGAGACTCTAATATGGCTATAACACAAGCAATGTGTACTTCCTTCAAAAAAGAGTTATTAGAAGGTGTACACAATTTCAAAAACTCTGGTGGAGACACTTTTAAATTAGCACTATTTGCAGAAGGCAGTGGTGGTAAATCATCAACAACTGCAACATTAGGTGCAACAACGACGGCACTGGTAACAACTGGTGAAGTGGCATCAAGTGGTACATATGCAACTGGTGGTGGATCTTTAACTAGAGTAGATCCAAGCACATCTGGTACAACTGCTATTACAGATTTTGCTGATCTAAGTTTTACAACTGCAACAATTACAGCAATGGGAGCTCTAATTTATAATAGCTCTGATAGTAACAAAGCAGTTGCTGTTCTAGATTTTACATCTAATAAAACATCAACAGCAGGAACGTTTACAATACAATTCCCAACAGCAGACGCATCAAACGCTATTATTAGAATAGCCTAACAAAAGGCTAACCAATGGCGAACATTACTGGTTGGGGTAGAGGCACATGGGGTGAAGGAGCTTGGAATGCTCCTTTAGCCGTTGAAGTTACTGGTGTTGCAGGAACTACAGCACTAGGTAATGAAGTAGCTTTTGCAAACATTACTGTTGTTGAAACTGGTTTAGCTGGAACTTCAGCATTAGGAAATACAGTTGAGACGGGAACTGCTAAAGTCACTCCAACTGGAGTTGCTGGTACTTCAGCACTAGGCAACGAAGTTTCTTTTACAAATGTTGTTGTAGTTGAAACTGGACTTCAAGGAACAACTGCATTAGGTAATGTTGTTCTAGACGGCAATGCTGTTGCAGTTGTGACGGGAGTCGCTGGAACTGGTGCAGTAGGAAACACAACCGAAACTGGTACTGGCGTCATTTCTGTTACTAATGTAGCTGGAACAACTGCATTAGGTACTGCTCAAGCCTTTCCAGAATTTGTTGTAGATGTGACAAATGTCGCTGGCACTGGTGCAGTGGGAAATGTTTCTATATCTGGAACGTGTTCTTTTTCCGTTACTGGTGTTGCAGGGACTACTGCGTTAGGTGAAGAGGGAACATCGGCTGGCTCTCTAGTTGTAGAGACTGGACTGTCTGCAACTGGTTCTATAGGAACTGTAACTATCCTTCCATCAATAGAAGTCGTACCAACTGGTGCATCAAGCACTGGTGCTATTGGTGATGCTCTTGGGGCTGGAGGAGCACAAGTTGTTGAAGATGGATTAACTGGCACTGTTAATATTGGTGATGAAGCTGTTAGTGGTGGAGCAACTGTTTCTGTAACTGGTGTGACTGGCACTGGTGGTATTGATACAGACTCAACATTAGTTACATTTATTGTTACAGTCGTAGGTGGTAATCCTTCTAACCACCCTTACTATAATCAAGGTTCAACAAACAAGTATGCTATTGGTGGTAGCACAGCCACTGCTGATGTAGTCCTGACATTAATAGAGGGCAGAACTTATAGGTTTGATCAATCAGATAGTACAAATAGTGGTCATCCTATAGCTATTTATGAAGATGCTGATAAAACAACACAATACACAAGTGGTGTAACTACAAACGGAACTGCTGGAACTGCTGGAGCTTATACTGAAATAACAGTGCCAATAGGTGCTCCAACATTGTTTTATCAATGCACTAATCATGCTCTCATGGGAGCACAACTTAATACTGAAAGTGCCACTGGTACTGTCGTGACGGGAACATGTACTTTTGCTACGACTGGGGTTTCAGGCACAACAACACTAGGAGAGGAAACAGTTGATTTAACTTTACTTGTTTCAGTTTCAAGTGTTTCTGCATTAAATCAGATTGGAACACTTGCCATAATACCTGAATCTGTGGTATCTTTAACGGGAGTTAGTGCTACTGGTGGTACTGGCGAGGAATTGATCTACAGTTTAATCGTTCCTAATCAAACAGCTAATTGGCAAGAGGTGGCATAATGGCAGAATATACTAATAATCTTAGGTTAAAAGAAATAGCAACTGGTGCTGAATCGGGAACATGGGGTACATCAACTAATACAAACTTAGAACTAATAGGTGAAGCATTAGGTTTTGCTACTGTAAATATATCCTCTGATGCTGATCAAACAGAAACTATTGCAGATGCTTCCTCAGATAATGCTAGGGCTTTGTACATTAAAGTTACTTCTACTAGCTTATCAGCTACTAGAACTTTAACCATTGCACCTACTACCGTAAAAAGAGTGCATATTATAGAGAATGCAACGACTGGTAGCCAAGATATAACCATAAAACAAGGATCAAATGATGCGGCTGATAAAGTTACTATTCCAAATGGAAAAACAAAAGTTGTTTATCTAGATGGTAATAGTTCTTCAGCAAAAGTTGTCGATGCTTTTGCACATTTATCAGCTCCAGATATAACAGTAGATGATGATTTAATCGTAGGAGATAATGTAACCCTTAAATCAGATAGTGCTGTATTGGGGTTTGGTGCTGATACAGATACTACACTTACCCATACTGATGGCACGGGACTAACACTAAATAGCACAAACAAATTAACCTTTGGAGATGTTGCAAGTTTTGTTCAACAATCATCAGATGGTGTTTTGAGAATAGATGGCGAAGCAACTATAGACATGAACGCTTCTACTGCCGTTACAGTTAGTAATGATCTTAAACTAGATAGTGATTCAGCAGTCTTAGGGTTCGGTGCTGATAATGACGTTACATTAACTCATGTAGCAGATAGTGCTTTACTTTTAAATGATGCTATCAAAATGACTTTTAGAGATAGTGCCTTGTCCGTAAGTTCTAGCACTGATGGACAATTAGATATTGATGCAGATACAGAGTGTGAGATTACTGCACCAACAATAGACTTAACTGCTTCAACTAAAGTTACGGTCAGTAACGATGTTGAAGTTACTGGTAGATCCGTTGGCGTGACAGTAACGGCAGAGAACGATGGTAGTTTTGATTTAGCAGTAGGTAATGATTTTACTTGCACTACCAGTGGTAATACAGAGATTACATTTAGTAATGCCAAAGCTGGACAATCTGGAAATATAAAATTTGTAAATGCTAGTGATCATACTAT